CACCGGCACGGTGATAAGCCCGAACACGGGGTCTGTCACGCGGTGCGCCGTAGCCGAGGCCGGTGATTCGCCGGTCCAGGTCATGCGCGCGCCGCTGGTGTACTTGTCGTCGGTTGTCCAGGTGACCCTCGGCCACTTCGCCATGTCGCGGCTGGTCTGGGCCACGCGCGCGTTGGCGCGGATGGTCGCCATCGCGGCCGTCTTCTTGATAATCTCGACGTGGAAGTCCTCAGGGATGAGGAAGCCGCCCGCGCTGTCCTGTCCAGCCGATAGCGTCTTGCGGTCTTGCGGCCCCAACTCGCCCCGGCCCTTGCGCAGATACGCTTCAAAGGCGCTGGCGTAGGCTTTGCCCGTTACGGCTTCCGGCACGTTGACGCGGAAGGTGTTCGGGCCAACCTTGACCTCGCGCCATGAATCGTAATCCACGGCGGGCATACCCTCATCCGGCCCGGCCTCGCGCCAGCCATGATGAGCGGCTTTCGTGCCCATCGATTGCGCGGCGTAACCCTCGGCATCAGCCAGCCGGTTGCCCATGTCGATTTGCACTTTCAACTCGTCGGCCTGTCCCAGCAGGCCGTTGATCTTCTCGCTAACCTCAGGCGTAACGTCGCCCCCGGCCAGCGCTTTGGCTTCGGCCAGTTTAGCCTTGTAAGCCTCTTGCAATTTCTTGATGTCCATTTCTAACCTCACTTAGATAAATTCACGCTCTGCTACTGCTATCCGTGCGCGAATCGCTTCAGTGAGTGCAAGGGCGCGCGCTTTCGCGTCGTCATCCTCTTGCGGCTCGGCTGCCGCTAAAATCTCGCTCAGGACATTCAACGCATCGCGCAGCCGGTTAAGGTTGCGAGCGCTCAGAACCCGCCCGGCCTTCCCGTCCAGGTCTGCCGTGTCGCGCAGGTCTTTAAGCAACCCGTCTAGCTGCTCGATGCGATAGTCCACTGATTTACTTGCCACGGTCGCCGGATTAGCACCCCAAAGAACGTCGGAAGTCTCGTAAAGCCGCACCTCGCGCAAGTTGCGAATAACTGTGCGTGTTTCCTTGTCCTCATCGAAGTCGTATTTCAGCGCATCATAAGCAAATGACATTTCGCCGATGGCCCCGCCGACGATACCGGCCAGAACCTCATTACCGCGCGGCGTATCCAGGTACTTGCGCACGACCATCAGCCCGCCCGTTGCATCCGGCCACGCCTTCGCCACGCTGTCGGGCAACTCGTCACGGCCGATCTCTTTCAGTTCCTTGACCGTGGCTATGGGCGGCTGAGCCATGTCATGCTGCCATAGGTGGCGAAACTTTCCAGCCTGTTCTTTTAGCGTTTTCTTAAACGCGCCTTTGTACAGACGGTCGCCCATGTAATCCACATTGCCGAACACGGCCGCGATGCCCGTCACCGTTCGCCCGTCTTCGCCAATCTCTTTTGTCTCTAGTTCAATGGCCTTGTATTCCATGCCATGCTCCTACTTGAATAAGTCCAGAATGCCGCCGCGAAAGACTTCAACAATGCCGTTCTTGGCGTCCTTGATAACTTTCTGCAATGTCCACCAGCGGCCCACAAACGGGCGTTCTTGCGTCCCTTCCCCAACGACGGCGGGCAGGTATTACAGACGGCCGCCGATGACGCCTTTCACCCCGCCGCCCATCATCTCGACGCGGGTCAGCGGCGTGCCGCCGTTGTCGCCCCCGCCGCCGCCGAGGTTGCGCCCACCCGACTGGCCGGGGAAGGCCGTCACGACGCGCCCCAGCGTGCCGGTGCGTCGATAGCTGCTACCGGCCGGCGGCGCGGGGTAGCTCGGTATCTGCCCCTGGGCGTAGATAACAGCCTTCGTCATCAGCTTCTTAAGGTTCTCAGGCATCTGGCTTTCAATGCGCTGTAGCTTGCCGTCGTATTCCTTCAGACCGCGTATTTCGATGCGAATGTCGCTCATGCGTCAGCCCTCCGTCGCCACGGGTCGATGTAGGGCTGGTTCCAGCAGCGACAATTGACATGGGCGGGCGGTATGCCGTCCGGGTCGTCAAGGCTGTAAAGCTTGCCGTGCTTGGGCATGCAGATGTCGCACACAATATCGTCAACCGCCGTGTTCCATCGCTGCTGTTCAATGCCGTACTCTTTCCAGCCGATGATGTTGCTTTCGGCGTAGACCCGCGTTATTTCAGTGACGGCTATCATCTCGGCGCGCACCGGCCCGAACATCGGCGTTAGCTTGTCAATCAGGGCGGGCAATGGCTCGCCGCTGAATATCCACTCCGATAGCGCCGACTGTAGCGCCCGCTTGCTTGTCTGCGTTACGCCCGACACAAGATTGAATGAGTGCGCTTGCGCGTATTGGTGCGCGGCGGCGTTTAACAGCGTGTAATCCACCTCAGGCCGCCCGACGTTTAGCAACTGCTGGATAATGCCCTGGGCCGCGTTGATGACGGCCAGGCTGGCTGCCTCGTCCACGATGTCAAAGACAATCGAGTACAATAGCGCGGCCTCGTTAGCCCAGAAGTCACTAGTGAGCGGTTCCATTCTTGCTCGTTACCGGCGCGTACTGTTCGCTAATCGCCCCGGCTATCCTCGCGCGCTGGCCGTCGAAATAGTCCACCAGCCGCGCCCGTAGCTTTTCTTCAAACTCGCGCCGCTCGGCGTCATCGGGCGCGGCCTGGAGCGCCTTGTAATCCATTTCGCCCCACGCCTTGCCGTCGTCGTCATCCGGCGCGTCCTCATCGTCCGGTTCATCCGCGGCCGGTTCAATCACCGGCTCATTGACGCGCTCGCCGTTCATATCAACTTCCACATGCCCCGACGGCCGCAAGAACAGATCGCCCGGCTCGCCGATGTCCTCAAGCCCGATAATCTCGCGCGCTTCGTTGATGGTCAGATACCCGGCCATCAGCCCGGTATTGGCCCGGTTGTGCAGCGCTTCGGTCTGTTCGCGGAAGGCTGGCACTTCGGAGAAGTTGAATTCGCACGTCACCCCGCCGCCGAACTCAGGCGCAAGGTCGTTATTGATGACGTTCTCAAAGATGTGGTATAGCGGCGTGAGACTGTCTTCCCACCATGCCTGTCGCGCCTCGGCGTAGTTGCTATAGGTCGCCCGGTCAAGCCCCACCTTCGCGCCGATGAGAATCGGCGGCACGTCCAGCACCATGCAGATGCGCGCCTCGCTGCGGGCGTCAAGCACGTCAAAGCCCATATCTTTGAATGACGACCCGATGGCCTGGTACTCTAAATCCTGGTCCAGGATGGCCGGCGCTTGCCAGTTCAAGACGCCGCCGTATCGCGCCGACCAGCGCGCCCGCGTCTCGCTGATATGCTGGTCGGTCAGCACGCTCTTGGTCTTGAGTAACCCCGGCGGCGTGCCGCCTTGCTCCATGAACAGCTTGAGATAGTCGGTCGTGGCGTTGTCTACATCGCCCACGCGCCCGGCCACAGCCGCCGGGGGATAGCCGCGATACATGTTGAGCGGGTCGAATAGCTTGAAGTCCAGCACGTCCTCGGCCCGCATGGTGACGACCGGCTCGCCCGGCACGGCGTACTCATACCCGGCGATGAATGATTGCTGGCTGCGAATCGGCCGCACCCAATCGGGACGCAACGGCCATAGGGCGATAACCCGCCCGGCCCGGTCGCGCTCTTTCTCGAAGTACGCCGCCCCGCCCAGCTTCTGGAATGTGACGACGCTATACCACATGTCGTATTCATCCATGAACGGGTTAGGCCGCTTAATCAGCGCGCGCAAGGGATGGTTATCCAGCGCCTCGCCATCGCCGTCGCGCTTAACCTCAAGCCGGATAAAGCTGGCCGTGGCCGCCGTCTTGGACACGCACGCGAATATCAGTTCGTTCTTGCGCCAGCCATAGCGCACAAGGTTCTCAAACGACGCTTCGGGATACGACGGCTGGCCGTCCTTCCACGTCGGGACCATGAGCGCCGAGGCTTTGGTTGTAGCCGCGATTTTCCAGGCGAATGATAAGCGTTGGAAGAAGTTCATAATGGCAAACAAAAAAGCGGCGACAACCCTGTACAGGTTATCGCCGCTTGCATTTTCAGCCCGTGGCTCTATTCAGTTACGGACGCGCGTCCGGTTGCCAGTAGTATAGCGCTAACTATAGACAGATGTCAATACGTTACCGCGTCGGCGGCGGCCGTCGTTTCGACCACGATGCGCAGTTGCCGCCGTTCCTGCCGGGTCAGACAAGCCCTGTCGGCGGGCGCGATGACGCCCCGCGCTATCAAGTCGTCCTCAAGCGCCTTGAGGAATTGGATGGAGATGGCCCTGAGTTGCATCAGCGCTATCGTGTCGTCCATTTGCACCCCAATAGCCGAGCGTCCATTCGACGGCCCGGCCTAGCCCGTCCCGTAACGGCACTTGCGGCTCATAGCCCAGCAGCGCCCGCGCCTTGCCGATGTTGGCGACGTAGTGCGTTACCTCGCCCGGCCGCGACCCTTCGATGGTCATGCGTGGCGTCTTGCCCAGGTGGTCGCCTATCATGTAGGCCATCGCCGCCAGCGTCGTGCCCTGACCATAGGCCAGATTGACCGTTTCGTTGACGGCCGCCCCGGTCGCCAGCAGCTTGGCCCCGGCCACGATGCCCGATACGCAATCGTCAACGTAGGTGAAGTCCAGCGTCTTCTTGGCCCCGTAAACAAGTATCGGCTCATCGCTCGCTATCTTGCGAATGAACAGCGGTATCACCCGCTCCATGCGTTCCAGATCGCAATCATAGCGGCCATAGACGTTTGAGAACCGGAAGACGAGATAGCGCAGGCCATAGCACCGGGCGTAACTGTAGACCAGCGCCTCGCCGCTCAGTTTCGACGCGCTGTAGGGGCTTTCGGCGTAGTTAAAATCCGCGTAGCTTTCCTCAGTCAAGAACCGCTGAATATCGCCATAGACCTCACGGCTGCTGGCGTAGATAATCGGCAGCCCGTACTTGCGGCAGTATTCCAGGACGTTGAATGTCATCTCGATATTCTGTAACGCCTTGCCGGGATGTTCTACCAACTCGTGTACCTTCGCATGAGCGGCCAGATGGACGACGACCTGCGCGCCGTTGTGAACGTGGCCGAGAAAGGGCATCGTTAAGTCGCGTATCGTCGTGGGTATGTCTTGCGTCCAGGTGTTACGCCGGTTGTCGATGCCGTCAACCGCGTGGCCGTCTGCCTGTAGGGTAAGCCCCAGGTTCGTGCCGATTTGCCCGCTGCTGCCCGTGATGAGTATCTTCATGTGTCTATATCCCATGTCCTACCGGCGGCGTCGATACCGCCTGCCATGCAAACGCCAGCGCCATTACCGTATCGTCATGCATCCCGTCCGGCGCGGAGTAGGAGAACCCGCTGGCGTTGCGCTTGCCTTCGTAGGCTTGCAATTCCCCTATCTGCACCGGGTCGTTAAGTATCTTAATCTCGCCATGCTCGAAGGCGCTCTGTAGATTCTGGATAAGCGGCTGCTTGGACAGGCTGGACGTGTGAAACGGCACGATACGCATGCCGCGCTGCCGCAGGTGGTCGATGACCGGCTGGCCGATGCTGTTGTCTTCTATCACCATCGTCTGGATATTGAACCGGCGATAGACGGCCAG